GGGCGGCGCGGGAACGGGGACCCGCCCCCCCCATGCCCAATTCCGTTTTTATTTTTTTCATGAAAAAGGCTTACAAAATGCGCCCTTTGCTCACCGTCGCGGCCTTAGTCGCGCTGCTGTCCCCCACAGCACACGCGACCACCATACAGGTCTGCGACGGTGAGTTTGCTTTGTGCGCCGCAAGTCCCACGACTGCGGTTCCAGGCCAGACAATCAACGTCAACGGCGTGACGTTTCCTCTTGGCACTTCAGTCTGCCCTGTCCTCAGAGGACCCGCGCTTGCCGACATGGATCTGATGAACAACTCGTGCGCCGCCCCAGGCCCAGGCAAGGTTTGGTCGCTCTTTCAGCCACGCACGCAATTCCCTCAGGCCCCGACCTGGGCGACACAGCCCGCCGCGTTCAGGAAGTTCACCACCACCGCAACGCCCCCGGCGGCATGAGCAATATGTTCAGCTTCCCTTGCAATGTCAGGCCAAACAAAATCAACAATACAAAGCTCGCCGACTGTTATGGCCCAATGAACGAAAGCCCGACGGGATCTGCTGTACCACCAGGCACTGAAGTTATGACGCAATCACCGGCTGGCGCAGCCAACCCTGTTGGTGGCCCGACGCCGTGAACTGGGGCGACATACTTAAAGCGATTATCCCCGTAGTCGTTGCGTCAATCGCATGGCTGCTGGGAGAAGTAAACGGTATGGGCATCAGGATGACTAAGTTGGAAGGTCAGATGCCAATGTTGATTACGCCGCAAGGCATCCCTACCGACAGCCCTCTTTCGGCTGATGCGCGGCACAAGATGCGTGAGGAAATATTCACGCAGATGAACGACATGAACGTGCGTCTGAGGCTGATGGAAGAACGTCAGAAGTCAAAATAAATGGACATAAATGAATATATCCCGCGCAAAGTCTTTCTTCCGCTTCACACGCGCAAGAAGCGTTGGGCTGTCGTCATTGCTCACCGCCGCGCTGGCAAGACGGTTGCGATGTGTGCTGACTTGGTTGTTGGCGCGATAGAAAGCAGCCTTCCCAAGCCGCAGTTTGCTTATCTTGCCCCATTCCGCGAACAGGCTAAGAAGGTCGCGTGGAATTATCTCAAAGAGCTTACCAAGCCGCTCCAATCAAAGCCGCCCAACGAGTCTGAATTAAAGATCACGATCAAGAACGGGTTTGGCAACGAGTCCACGATTTACGTTGGCGGCGCAGACCTCCCCGACAACTACCGCGGCATGTACTTTGACGGCGTAGTGCTCGACGAAGTGGGCCACATACGCCCCAGCGCGTGGTACTCGGTCTTACGCCCCGCGTTGTCAGACCGCAGAGGCTGGGCGATATTCGCCGGCACGCCAAGTGGCAAGAACTTCTTCTGGCAGATGCGCGAAGAGGCGCGATTAAACCCTGACACGCACATGATGATGGAGCTGCCGGCGTCGAAGACTGACATCTTGCATCCTGACGAACTTCGCGACGCCCGCGCTCAGATGACCGAAGAGACATACCTGACCGAATACGAGATATCTTTCGACGCCGCGATCCCTGGCGCATATTACGCAAAGCAGATCGGGCAAGCCTACGAAGACAAACGTGTAGGCAGCTTCCCCACAGACCAAGAGTTTACGACAGACCTGGTCGCCGACCTTGGTTTTACCGACAGTTGCAGTTGGTGGGGTTGGCAAACTACGACAGACGGCTACAAGATCACTGACTTTTACGAGAACGACAACCAGCCCATATCGCACTACATCGACTGGATTAAATCACGCCCGTACAAGGTTGGTACGGTTTGGTTGCCGCACGATGCCAAGGCAAAAAGCTTACAGACCGGCAAAAGCATTATTGAGCAGTTTCTACAGGCGGGCATAATTCCGCGAATAGTAACGGAGCTTAAGTTGCAAGACGGCATTGAGTCAGCCCGCATGATTCTGCCCAAGTGCTACTTTGATGAAACCGGCACTTATGACGGCATTGAGCATCTCCGCGCTTACATGCGTGAGTGGGATGAGAGTACTCAGACTTATCGCAGCAGACCAAAGCACGACCAGCACAGCCACGCCGCGGATGCGTTTAGATACTTAGCCATCGCCGCCCAACCGGTTGCTAAACAGGCATCAACGGGCGTAAAAAAGGTAAAGCTGGCAATTGAGGGTGCAAACTATGCTTTTGCGCTCGATGACATTTGGGATTGTCAGAACAATCAAAGTGGGCGGTTAGGCTAATGGAAAACCAAAACAGAATTGAGTCGAACAGCGACTTTGCAAACACGCCCACGGGCATGGCGCAGCGTTGGGACACTGAAATCACGGCCAGTAAGAAAGAGTTAGGAAAGTGGCACGACGATGCCATCAAGATTACGCGCAGATACTTAGACCGGCGCGATGACTTTGGCCGCGACGAGAGCCGCGTAAACTTGTTTTGGTCGAGCATGAAGGTCTTGCTCAGTCTTTTGTACGCCCGACCGCCCAAGGCAAGCGTAGCGCGATCGTTCCTTGATGCGGACGACGACCAGGCCCGCGTTGCCGGCGTCATCATGCAGCGCATGCTCAACAGATCGTTCGACGACAACATCTCGAACTGGGATGGCGCCATACGTCAGGGCATCGAGGACTGGCTTATTGTCGGGATGGGGCAATGCTGGCTGCGTTACGAGGTCGAGACGGTGCAAGAGCCTATGCCACCGCAGATCGACCCCATGACCGGCCTGGAAGTGGACACGGGCGAGATGTTCGAGCGCATCACGAACGAAGATGCGCCGCTTGATTATATCTACTGGCAGGATTTCTTTTATTCGCCGGCGCGCACTTGGGACGAGGTGCGTTGGGTGGCGCGGCGCGTAGCAATGACCCGCGACCAGCTCATTGCCCGCTTTGGCGAAGAGATCGGCAAGAGCGTTGCGCTTGGTACGCAATCTGGCACATCGGATATGCGCCTCAACAACGAGGCTCCTAAGTACGATCCCTGGTCTAAGGCAGAAGTGTTTGAGATTTGGGATAAAGAATCGCGCAGGGTTTTTTGGACTGCAAAAGGGTCAGACGTAATTCTTGATTACAAAGACGACCCGTTGAAGCTCGACAATTTTTTTCCATGCCCCAAGCCGCTTGCGGCAAATCTTACCTCAAGCAACTTCCTCCCGCGTCCCGACTACATCTTCGCACAGGATCAATTCAACGAGCTTGATGAAATCAACACGCGCATCACCTGGCTGACCCGCGCCGCCAAGGTCGTAGGCGTCTATGACAGAAACGCCGAGGGCATCCAGCGCATGTTCTCACAAGCCGCGGAAAATCAACTAATCCCGGTGGACAACTGGGCCATGTTCAGCGAGGCCGGCGGCGTCAAAGGCAAAGTGGATTGGGTGCCGATCGAGCAAGTGGTCAACGCCATCGACCATTTGCGCCAATACCGCGCCGACAAGACGCAGCAGATTTACGAGGTGCTTGGCATCTCCGACATTATGCGTGGATCATCGAGGGCGTCTGAGACTGCGACCGCGCAGCAGATTAAAGCGCAGTTTGGCTCGACGCGGATCCAGCTTAATCAGTTTTACATTGCGGAGTGGATTACGAACCTACTGCGTATCAAAGCCGAGATCATCTCAAAGCACTTCCAGCCCGAGACGATTGCAACGCGCTCAAACATCATGCGCACGGCTGACGCTCAATACGGCGAACAGGCCATCCAGCTTATCAAAGACGAGAACCTAGCCGAGTACCGCGTCAACGTCGAAGCGGACAGCATGGCGGCTATGGACTGGAGCGCCGAACGCGACAGTGCCACGCAGTTCCTGTCGGGCCTGGGCGCGTTTGTCAGCCAGGTTGCGCCGCTGGGACAAATGATGCCGCAGGCAGTGCCGTACATGCTGAAGCTCTTGCAGTGGAGCGTTAGCAAGTTCCGCGTCTCGGCTGACATCGAGGGCGTACTGGATCAGGCGATCGCGCAGATGCAGCAGGCCGGCGTGCAGCAGCCCCCGCCGCCAAACCCAATGCAGATTGCAGAGGTTGAAAACAAGAAGGCCCAGGCCGCGGAGCGTCAGGCTAACGCGCAGGACACCAGCGTGGACACACAAGCCAAGGTGCTCCAGCTAAACGCGATGATGCGCAACACAATGCAGCCCAATTCCGGTCTTCCCCCGGTCACAGGACAATAGTCATGCAAGCCAAGATGCAGATTTACGCTGAAATCCTGCGCCAGATCGGGCGTATGCCCGACGACTACAAAGAGCCTGAGATGGAAGAAATGGACGAGATGGAAGAGCCAGAGGAAGAAGAAGACAAAGGCTCTGAAAACGAAGACCGCATGAACGGCAAGAAAAAGCAAAAAGATGTCTGAGCAAAATTACGAAGCAGAACGCTCTCCCCGTAAAGAGCCTACCTGGAGGCAGTCTGCTTCAAAGGGGCAGCTTGCCAGCCACATCATTAATGCTCTGCGCCGCAACGCGCCGGCAATAAGAGAGGCTATGCCCAAGAGCGCCTACGAAATGGCGACACTGCCAGCGAGGGCTACCATTGCCGGCGTGCGCGGCGTTGGTAACGAAATTTATGAACTTGCACTGAATTCGCGCACCGCTAGAGAAAGCGGCGACATGGCTGCAATGAATGCAGCGGCGTTAGACACGGTCAAAAACACGGTGGGCGGTGCTATGGCCGCGTCTCACCTAGTCGGCCCCACGGGAAAGATCATCGGCGCCGGCGTCAAGGCACGCGGTAAAGCTAAAGCGACTGCAGAGGCTTTGCGCGATCCGCGCTTTCTCATTGGTGGCAATGGTGGGCCTCCTTTGCAGCCCGCCAAACCTCTTGGATATAATCAGGCGAAGATCGCCGTCAACTATCCAAAAAATGACAAGCCTGTCTGGACTTATGACAATAAGAAAGACAAGTGGTACTGGGCCAAGGAGCTGACAGACGAGGGGAGGGCCGTCCAAAAAGCGCGCAAGGCCGCACAGAAAGACATCGACGCCGGCAACTACACGCCATACTTCGACGTGTCAAAGCGCGACTATGTAGATCCTGCCAACTATCCTTTGCAAGGTGACACGCTTGTCGATGCTATGCCTAAAACGCAAAAGACGATCGATAAATGGACTGATCAGTTCGACACACCGGAAGCGCGGCAGCGTCTTTCTGATGCATACGATCGCTCAAAAAACGATCCTCTCGCAGAACACTGGTATGCGATGAAGCAGCTCGAGGACGAATACATCCGCGTACTAGGCGCGAAGGAGGGACGGGCTGCATACAAAAAGGATTTTGCGGATGGCATGGCCGCAACGACCGGCGGCGCGGACCCAACATCCAATCTGATGATGGCACACTACGGCAACTTCCTGCGCGCAAGCGGGGACAAACTGCCGGACAAAGCATACAAAATGCCTTTCCCCATCGGGGGCCGATTTGTCGGCGGAAACATGCAACAATACGACCGGATCGTAAATAAGGGCGAAGCCCTCACCGCGGACGGGAACCCCAAGCGGTTTAACTTCTCCGCAAACTTCCAAGGACACCGCGACAGGGCGACAATGGATGAGCAGATGTCAAAGGGCATCCAGCCTGGCATGAATATTCCGCCTGGGGATAGCTACGGTGTGGCGGAAAAGATTGTCCACGACCTTGCATATGAGCGCGGCATCCCAGCGGCTAACTTCCAAGACATTGGATGGGCCGGTCTAAAGGGCGTCCAGGGGAAGCCAATGATCTCGCACGTCAACGAGGCGATCGAGCGCACCAGCCGCATCACAGGCAAGACACCGGAAGAGATTATGGTCGAACACCTGATTAAGAAAAAGGGTCCGCTCTACTCTGTCGCCACTCCGTATTCTGGCAGCAGTTCTGAGTCCAACCCAGATGAATAGCGCCACTGGTTTCCCATTGCCGACTTTGAGAACGACGCCTCGCGGAGGACCGAGCGCGGGTAATTGTCGGCCAGAAGGAGATAGTGATCTCCACTGTCGATCGTCTCTGCAGCGGCATCAAGAAACGCCTTCCACGCTTCAAGCGAAAGAGTAAGCGACGTCTTACCGATAATGATCTTCACGTCCGACATAACACATCACCTGTTGAGAAAAACGGAACACATTATGCCACGCTACAAATACGATGCAAAGACCAAAAAGGTCGTAGAGATCACCACAGAACGCAAAATTGACCGCACTAATGCTGACCGTTCGCTGTGGAACGACACGCATTATGACGGCGCAAGAACGACTGACGGCAAGGACATCGGCAGTCGCAAAAAGCACCGCATGTACATGCGCGACAACAACCTGACGACGAGCGACGATTATAAGAACGAATGGAAATCCGCAGAGAAAGCGCGAGACATTTACAGAACTCGCGGCGGTACGATCACAAAACGTGACATCCATGATGCCATCACCCAGCTAGAAAGACAGAACAATGGAAAATGAACCCTCGATCCGCGAGTCAATCGAAGCGGCCATGCCAGAAGATGATGTTGTCGAAACAGTCGTAGACAACACGCCGGCGCCAGAGCCTGCTCCGAAAGAAGAAGCGCAACCAGAGCGCCCGCAATTACGCGCTAAAGAAGCTAAGCCGACAGAAGGCAAACCTACAGAAGCCAAGCCTGACGAGAGTGTAGGCATACGCCCCGGGCCTAAATCTTCTCCGTCTAAGACGGAAGCTCGGGCGCCGGCGTCTTGGCATCCCGAGACCCGCGAGCATTGGGCTGCTCTACCAGAGGCGGTGCGAACAGAAGTCGCACGCCGCGAACGCGAGGTACAGTCTACGTTAAAAGAGACTGCCGAGGCGCGTAAGTATGCCGAACAGATCGAGCGCACAATTGCGCCTTACCAGATGTTCATCAAGGCCGAGAACTCTAACCCGCTTCAGGCGATCGACAACCTAATGTCCACCGCGGCGCGGTTGCGGACAGGCTCCGCGCAAGATATCGCGCAACTGGTGTCTGGTCTGGTTAAGCAGTTTGGCGTCGGTCGCTTTGGGCAGGGCTTCATCGAGCAGCTCGATAGCGCCCTAGTGGGCGAGATCCCCCGCGTGGACGCCCAGCAGCAGCAACTCCAGCAAGCCATGCAGCAGCAGCTTGCGCCGATCCAACAGTTTATGAACCAGCACCAAAGCGCACAGGCGCAAGCGCAACAGAACGTAGCGCGCCAAGCCGAAAGCGAGGTTCTCGACTTTATTGAGCGGGCTGAGTTTGCCGAAGACGTCCGCGAAGACATGGCAGATCTGATGGAGATGGCCCAGAGGCGCGGTCGCGACCTATCGCTTGGCGATGCGTATAAACAGGCGTGTGCCAGCAATGAGCGTGTGAGGTCGGTCTTGGTTGCTCGTCAGAAGGCACAAGGCGCGCAGAAGCTCACAGGGGCCGCGCAGAAGGCAAAGTCGGCGGCGGTAAGCGTCAGTGGCGCGCCGGCATTAGGAGCGCCACAGCAGACCGCGTTAGACGTCAGGGGCGCTATCGAGGCTGCTATTGCCAGCCACAGCCGTTAATGTTAAAAATTGCATGATAGCTTGCGGCACTTTTAAGATTGTCCTTTGATAAAAGCTGGACGTTTATTTGTAAGGCATCATCCGGTTGGAACGCCACGTCAGATAAGCACCACCAGCAATATCAAATAATAATTAAAACTGTGCCGCAAGAACGTGCAGCGAATAACGCCATCGGAGAGCTAAGGCTCCCACCGTTGTTTCGTCGCGGCACAGTTTTAATTATTATTTGATATTGCTGGTGG